TTATATATATTCTCTCTCTCCCCCCCGTGTAGAGGACCCCGTCGCGTTGTCGCGTTTGTCTCCGTAGATGGGGTTTTGTCACCGCAGAAGAAATCACAATGATGTAGCGCCGGTATCGGCAGAAAGCATAGGAGATATGACGAAAACGCATAACGTGACAGTAACAGGAACAAGTGAGCGGGCACTAACTTATGAGTTTGCGCTGCCTTGGCCCAAGGTCACCGGCAACCACGCGGTCAAGCACACGCGAGCTGGCGGCCACTACAAGACGCCCGAGGCGAAGGCCTACGAGGGCATGGTGGCCCAGATCGTGGCCAGCATGGGCATGGGCAGCCTGCTTGGCCAAAAACCGCTTGGCGGCCCGCTGAAGGTCCTGTGGCTGCTGTCACCCCCTGATCGGCGAGCGCGGGACATGGACAACGTGCGCAAGGTGGTGGCCGATGCGCTGACCCGGGCCGGGTTCTGGGAGGACGACAGCAACAAGGTGCTGGTGCGCGAGACGTTCGAGTGGACGGACTCCACCCCCGGCGGCGAGCTGCACCTGACGGTGGAGGTGGTGGCATGACCGCGCTGTCCATCATCGGCTTTGTCACCATCGTGCTGTGCGCCCTGTACGTCTCGGTCGGGGCCGTCTCCGTCCTCTTCAGCGAGCTGGCATTCGCAGGGCGACTTAGCCCGCTGTCGTTCGTCTTGTCTGCCGTTGCGGGCGCGCTCTGGGCGTTGGCCGCTTGGCTGAGTCCATTCACCGTCACCTTTGGAGTCGCCGCATGAACCTGTCCATCTTCAAACCCAAGGCCCCGGCTGCGTCCAATGCGCCGGTCGAGACACCTGCGCCTGCGGGCGAGTCGCTCGAGGACGTGCTGATGCAGTTGGCCAAGTGGGGCAGCCCTCGAGTTGGCCAGTACAGCAGCGACGGGACGTGGCACTGCCATGTCGAAGTGAACGTCACACCAGTCGGGGTGAAGTTCGAGGCCAAGAGCGACTTCAAGCAGCCCACGCCACTGGCTGCGGCGCTTCAGTGCCGGGCCAACTTGCTGGCCGCCGTCAAGGCGATCGGGGGTGCGGCATGACCTGCACCCGCATCGGCAACGGCATCGTCTGCACCAGCCCGTGGAAGCGATTCCACGTTGGTGGCCGCTACATCATGATGGAGTTCCACCCCTACTGCGGCCCGACGTTCTTCACCGACCGTGCCTGCACGCAGATCTATGAGCCAGTCGAGGGCGACCCAGTCTGGCCGTTGTTCACAAAATGGTACGACCAGTACCAAGAAGCCAAAGAAAAGCGCAGGGCCGTCACATGAAATCGAACTCGATGACGGCGCTGACCTTGTATCCCTTCTTGCGCCAGATCAAGATCCGGCGTTCTACTGCTATGGCAGTCACCAAGGGGATCGACGCCACCGGTCGGCCGTTCATAGACCAACCAAGAAGGACCGTCGCTCGCGGCATGCGCTTGCGCGTGATCGGAGCCTTCAGCTTGCGATGCAAAGGGGCCATGGCGCTTTCGTTAAGTTATCGCGCCACTGCAGCGCAGCTCGACCGTATCAACATTGTGAACCCGACAAGATCGTCGGGTTGTCGATTCTCTAGCGTGTAAGGAGACCGCCATGATCAGACTGCAACCAGACTGGGTAGGAGAGCTGCTTGGCCAATGGGCCGCAAAGGACTGGAGCGATGCCCAGCATGAGCTGGGCTTTGCCAGCGTCTCGCCGATGTTCGCCAAGGCGGTGGGCACATCCTTCGAGTGCGAGGACGTCACCGGCTACAGCCACGCAGAGCTGCGGGCCATGGTCGCTGGCGTGGACTGGCTGCAGCTCAACCATCCCGAGCACTGGCGCGCCCTGTCGCGTGAGTTCCGCACGTGGACCCGCCGCACGCTCGAGCGCAAGGACGGCGACGACAAGCTGGTGCTCGAGGCTGGACGACTGCTCGAAAAATATATCGACGATTGTCTTGGCTAAATGTTCACAATGCTTATAATGTGGCTGTGCAATATCGCACGTCACATGGAGTCGAACATGTCTGGAGTCAAAGCGACCACCGGCAATATGCCGCGCAACCGTACCGTCAGCTCACCAATGAGCGATGACATCTACAAGCCCGAGTGGGTGCCCGTGCGCCCCGGCGCTGAGGACCACGAGAACGTGCCCAGCCGCCGCGTCACAACACGCGAGTGGCGCGATGGCCGAGTGGAGGCCGCATGAGCAATACAAACACAGGTGGGCCAGCGTTTCCAGCAGTCATACCTTTGGTGCATAGCGAGCAACAAGGCAAGGACTACCCGGACTACTCAGAAGCAGGCATGACCTTGCGCGACTACTTTGCGGCCAAGGCGATGCAGGCGGTGATCGCCCGAGGTGACGACACAAACCGCCCCGGCATGGCCGAATGGTCTTACGCAATGGCCGACGCCATGCTGAAAGCGAGGGAAGCATGAGCACCCCACAGCCATGGCCATTCCCGCCAGCGAACGGCCCAACACCTTGGACACCCGGCCAACTGCGCGACCATCAGCGCCAGCAGCGCGAGAAGCTCGAGGAGGCCCCATGGTGAAGCAGCACAACCGCGTGCGCGTCCTGTCCGCGCTGCGATCGGGTGACAAGTCCGTGGCGCAGCTCAGGCAAGAGCTGCACATCGGCAACACCACTGCGTGGCGCTGGCTGCAGGAGCTGGTCGACGCCAACGAGGCGCACGTCCGCGCCATGGTCAACCCCGAGACGGGCGGACCCAAGATCGCCATCTACCGCGCAGGTCCTAAGCCATCGAACCTGAAGGTGCGCGTGCAGCGCATCAAGACGCAGTCCGAGCTGTCGCGCGAGTACCGCAAGCGGCTGCGCGAGTCAGGCGAGTGGGAAGACCGGCTGGCCAAGATGCGTGGCGACTACTGGACCGGCAGACCTATCGCACGCGACCCGCTGACGGCCGCCTTCTTCGGAGCACACGCATGAAGTGCCCGCAGTGCAACACCTACACCGAAGTGCTCGAGACGCGCATGCGGGCTGATGGCGTGAAGCGCCGTCGCTACCTGTGCGCAAACATGCACCGGTTCACGACGCTCGAAGTGATCGTCGAAGACAAGAACAAGAAAGAGCCCAAATGAACATCACCGTTTACACCAAGAGCGCTTGCCCCAACTGCGTGAGCGCCAAGCAACTGCTCAAGAGCAAGAATTTGCCCTTCGTCGAACTTGACGCTGAGAAGCCGGATGAGTTGGCCAACCTTCTCCGTCGTTTCCCAGAGGCTCGTCAGATGCCGCAGATCTTCATCAACGGCCAGCGCGTCGGCGGTCTCGCCGGTCTGCAGGCAGCACTCAAGCAGGTGGGCGTATGAGCAAAGCACAGAAAATGTTCGAGGCCATCATGCGAGTGAAAGGCCATAACGACTTCAGCATGAACGGCAACAAGTACGCCAACCCCGGCCTGCAGGTCCGTTGGAACTACTTCCGCATGGGTTGGGAAATGAAGGAGGTGACGGCATGAAGCAAGCGCCACGATTGATTGCTTGGTACCTCAAGCAGCAAGGATACAGAGCCATCACGCTGCCGCCTTTTGGCATCTACGCCGTCAAGGGTTCAGCACAAGACGTTCGACTTGCCAAGCATGAGAACGCTCATTGGGAACAGTACAAACGAATGGGCTTTTTTGGCTTCTATGCAACGTACTTGTGGTTCATGCTTGTTTATGGCTATGAAAAACATCCGATGGAAATCGAAGCAAGAAAGGCTGAAACCAAATGATCAAAGACGAAGCATTGAAGCTGGCGCTGGAGGCGTTGGAAAAGTCAATAGCCATAACGATGGCCAATATTGATCTGAGAAACAAAGCCATCACCGCCATCAAGCAAGCCCTTGCAGCATCTGTGCAGGAGCCTGTGGCTTGGCGAGTCAAAGTAGAAACAAAACTCAGAGATGGGTCAGTGGATGTCGGATACCAGCTACGCAACGAAAAGCTGTCTGTTCACGATGAACCTCTCTACACCACCCCACCCACAGCACAGCGGCAATGGGTTGTGCTGACTGATGAGGAGCGGACGGAATGTATTTTTAGCACTCGATGGTCAACAACTCAATTGATGGACACATCCAAAGCCATCGAAGCCAAACTCAAGGAGAAGAACACATGACCTGCAAACACCGATGGGAGCCGAGCTTCTTCGGCATCAAATACCGCAACCCCGGCAGCTACTGGTATCAGTGCGCCCGGTGCAATCAAGTGATCTGGACCATTCTGGTGGAGAACCCATGAGCCACGGCGGCAAGGGCAGCAGCCCACGACCCTACGACGTGCCGCTGGACCAGTTCAGCGACAACTACGAGCGCACCTTCGGCAAGAAGGTGACGTGCCCCGACTGCGGCAAGACGTTCAGGCTCAAGCCCGACGACGTCATGATCCACACCTGCACACCCAAGGAGGCACAGCATGCGCAAGCGCAGTAACTACCGGCCCAAGGGCGTGCGCCTCGACAACATGAGCTGGATCAAGGCTGGCTTCAAGCCCGTGGGCAGCGTGCCCAAAGCCGGGGTACATCTCAAGCTGGCCAACGTCGCGGCCATGGATGCGATCATCGCTGGGCACGGCACCGGCGACCACTCGCACACCATGCGCGAGGCGTTCGACATGGCCGTGTGCCTGCCAAGGATCAACCCCAAGCTGGGGGCTGACTGGCTGCCCGAGCTGCAGGCGGCCAAGGACGCAGCCTACGCCGCGCACGAACGAGGCGAGCGCCTTGGTCGGTTCCTGTTCACCGGCCCAGAGATGCAACTGATCAGGGTTGGCATCGAGATCCACACGCAGCAGCTCGAGGAATGCACCGTGCAGGAGATGGAAAAGGCCATCCGCTTGGCCATCACGACCAAGCAAAAGGAGACCGCAGCGTGAGTGACCCGGCGAAGATCGACCCGCAAACCTTGAACCGCAAGAAGGGCTTCAGGTCGCGCAAGCCAGACGCCATGACGGTGGCCGAGCGCCAGCGCAAGTACCGGCTCAAGCAGGGCGGGCGCACGATCAACACCCGGCTGTCGCCCGAGATCGCCGCCAGCTTCCTGTACCTGAGCAAGGAGTGGGGCATGCAGTCCGACCGCGAGGTGATGGAGGCGGCCGTCCGGTTCCTGACGCTATGCACCCGGCAAGGCCTTACCCGGCTGCCCCAAACCATGGACGATTGACCGGGGGTATCACAATGCTTTATAGTCCTGCCCGGGGAAGTGTCCCCAAAATCTGGCCCGCCGCGTGCGGGCCTTTTCTATTTTTGGCCCCGGCTCTCGCTGAAAAGTTCGTCTCCCTCGTAGGTGAGATGCCGTGGGCCTCCTCTTCAGCACCATGGCAGACACCACCAAAGACACCAAGCGCAAGCCCCCCGGCACCGCTCTTCACCTCGACCCCAAGCGCGTTGAGGCAGCGAAGCTCAAGGCTCAAGTGCTCGAGTTCGCCGAGGAGGTGTTCGACCGCTACGTGTGGGGCGAGTCCTTCCAAGAGATCGCCGACAGCATGCCTTTCGCCATTGCTGGCTGGAAGCTGCGCCAGATCCTCATGGACAGCGAGGAGACAGCAGATCAGTACGCCATGGCTGGCATCGAGCGCGCCCACAACCTCGTGGACGCAGCTCTCCAGTACGGCCGCCGGGCAGCAGCCATCGGTGACGCATCGGGCCTGAAGGCCGCCATTGACGTCAACCTGAAGGTGGCCGCCAAGCTCAACGCGGCAGCCTATGGCGACAAGACCAAGGTCGAGCACACCGGTGCCAATGGCCGGGCCATCGAGATCAAAGCTGACTTGTCGCTGACGGCTGAGCAGGCCTACGAGCGTCTGATCAAGGGGGAGTGATGGACGGCTTCGACTGGATCAATCCCGACTACGAGAAGGTGTTCCAGACCCGCGTGGAGCGCCTCGAGCGCATGCGCGCGCAGCCCGAGATCGTGGCCCGCCTGCTGGACTACTACGCTGGGCACCCGGCCGACTTCATCTCCGATTGGGGCATGACATTCGACCCACGCTTGGCCGAGAAGGGTCTGCGCACCGTCGTTCCGTTCGTGCTCTTCCCCAAGCAGCGGGAGTTCATCGACTGGTGTCTGGCCCGCTGGCTGGCCCGCGAAGACGGCATCGTGGAGAAGAGCCGAGACGCTGGCGTGTCGTGGCTGTGCGTGGCGTTTGCCGCGTGGATGATGCTCTTCAAGGTCGGCACCGTGGTCGGCTTCGGCTCCCGCAAGGAGAGCTACGTCGACCAGATCGGCAACCCGGCCAGCCTGTTTTGGAAGGTGCGCGAGTACATCAACCTGCTGCCAGCCGAGTTCCAGCCCGAGAACTGGGACCCGAGCAAGCACGCCCCGTTCATGAAGATCCAGAACCCCGACAACGGGTCCTTCATCACCGGCGAGGCTGGCGACAACATTGGCCGAGGCAACCGCACGTCGATCTACTTCGTGGACGAGGCGGCGTTCCTCGAGCATCCAGACGCAGCCGACGCTGCGCTGTCTCAGACATCGAACTGCCGGATCTACGTGTCAACGCCCAACGGTGCGGGCAATCCGTTCTACCGCCGCGCACACGACGGCCGCACCAAGAAGTTCATCTTCGACTGGCGTGACGACCCGCGTAAGGACGAGGTCTGGTACGAGAAGCAGCGCGCGACGCTGGACCCTGTCGTGCTGGCCCAAGAGGTGGACCGCAGCTACACCGCGTCTGTGGCCAACGCGTTCATCCCGGGCGAACTGGCACAGGCCGCAGCCCGCAAGGGTGCAGCCGACATCATGGCCTACGGCCCCGTGCTGATGGGCATCGACGTCGCCCGCTTCGGCGACGACAAGACCTGCTTTACGTTCCGCCAAGGCCGCGTGTGCCTGCGCCAGATCGTGTTCGCCGGCATGGACGTCGTGGACGTTGCAGGCCGCGCCAAGGACGAGATCCGCGCCATGAACGGCGACGTGGGCCAGATCGCTGTCGACACCATCGGCATTGGCTCCGGCGTGGCGGACATCCTGCGCCGCGACTTTGGCGAGCTGGTGGTGGACGTCAACAGCGCCCTGCGAATGGGCGACGGCCAGAACTACAACCTGCGCGCCAAGATGTGGCGCGACATGCGCGAATGGCTCAAGGCCGGCGCATCTATTCCCAACGATCCCGATCTGATCACCGACCTGACTGCGCTGCAGTACGGCTACAAGGGCGGCGACCTGCTGCTCGAGAGCAAGCAAGACGCCAAGAAGCGCGGCATCAAGTCCCCCGACCGTGCTGACTCGCTGGCGCTGACGTTCGCTGTGCCGCCCAAGAAGCTCGATGACTGGCAGGTCCCAGTCCAAAACACAGCCGCATGGGCGGCGCTCGATGAAGTCACAGGCTACTGAGGTAAACCATGAACCCCAAAGACATCCCACAAGACATGGCCGTAATGGTCGGCGACGAGGTGCTCACCGCTGAGCAGTTCGAGAACATGCAACGCGAGCAGGTCCATGGCCTGCATGGCCAGTTCACCGCGATGCGCGACAAGTGGGTGCAGCACCGCGCCATGTCGGGCGTCGAGAAGCGCTGGCGCAAGAACGCGCAGCTCTACTTCGGTGAGCACACCAACAGCACCGGCGAGTTCGAGAACACCCTGCGCAACGGCCCGCCCGCACGCAAGGTGACCGACGGCAACCGCTCCCGCGTGGTGATCAACATCGTGCGCCCCAAGGTCGATCAGGCCGTGGCCCGCATGTGCGAGATCCTTTTCCCCGTGGACGACCGCAACTGGGACGTCAAGGCCACACCGATCCCCGAGGTGGCCGACATGACCGGCGACCAGCGCCAGACCGTCGACCCAATGACCGGCCAGCCCACCGGCATGACCGCAGCCGACGAGGCCAAGTTCGTGATGGAGGCCGCCAAGAAGTCGGCCGAGGCCATGCGCGACTCGATCGACGACAGCCTGACCGAGTGCCAGTACAACGGCGAGAGCCGCAAGATGGTCGAGGACGGCGTGCGCTTGGGCGCAGGCATCATGTACGGCCCGTTCCCGGCTCGCCAGACCAGCAAGGTGTGGCTGCCCCAGCCTGATGGCACGCAGTCCCTGCAGATCAACGAAGCGATCGTGCCGGCCAGCGAGCGCCTTGACCCGTGGGACGTGTGGTTCGACCCCGCCTGCGGCAACGACCACCAGCGTGGCCGTGGCTTCTGGTTCCGCCGCAACGTCACCCGCAAGGAGCTGCGCAAGCTGGTGGGCCTGCCGGGCTACGACACCGACGCCCTGCGCGATGTCCTGCGCACGCCACCCAACCGCATCCGCGTGGCCGAGGGCCGCGTCATCCGTGACGTGATCCAAGAAGACAGCTACGAGATGTGGACCTACCACGGCGAGATCGAACCCGACGAGATGGAGATGCTCAGCTCACGCACTGGCGACCCGCTGACCGACGTCGCCTTCGGTGTGCTGATCATGGTCAACGACAAGATCGTCGGTGCCATGCCCTCGTGGGTGGTCGACGAGACCCTGCCCGTGGACGTGTGGTGCTGGCGCAAGGCCGACGACTCCCCGTACGGCTACGGCCTGCCCGACGAGCTGGAGCACCAACAGCGCGTGGTCAACAGCGCTTGGCGTCAGGTCATGGACAACGGCCGCACCTCGCTGGGTGGCCAGATCGTCATGAAGAAGGGTCTGATCATTCCGCAGAACGGCAGCTACGAGATCACCCCCAACAAGATCTGGCTGGCCAAGGACGACCTCGAGGACGTGCGCCAATCGTTCAGCGTGTTTGAGTTCAACAGCCACCTGCAGGAGCTGCTGTCGATTGCGCAGGCCGCCATGGCGTTTGCTGACACCGAGTCCAGCATGCCCCAGATCATGGGCGGCGAGCAGGGCAGTGCGCCCGAGACCGTCGGCGGCATGGTCATGCTCTACAACAACGCCAACGCAGTCCTGCGCCAGCGCGTGAAGCTCTACGACGACAACGTCACGCGCCCGCACATCGGCCGCTACTACGACTGGAAGATGGCCAACGATCCAGATCCAGCGATCAAGGGCGACTACGAGGTCGACGCACGCGGCTCCACCGCACTGATCGAGCGCGACATCCAGAACCAAGCGCTGCTCAATCTGGCCAACATCACCAACAACCCGCGCTACATCCCTCACCTGAAGGAGCGTGCAGAGCTGCAGGCGATCCTGAAGGCGTTCAAGGTGAATCCTGACGAGCTGATGAAGACCGAGGACCAAGTCGCTCAGGACCAGCAGGCCATGGCAGAGCAGGGCGCTCCGCAGGACCCCAAGATCGCCACCGAAGAGATGCGCATGCAGGCCAAGCAGTTGGACCTGCAGGACCGCGACAAGCAGCGCAACTTTGAGCTGACTAAGCAGGACCGCGAGCTGCAGGTGCGCCAGCAGACGCTGGCCTACAACATCGAGCGCGAGCGTGCCGAGTCCGAGCAGCAGGCGATCGACAACCAGCTCACGCGCGACTTGGCCATCGCGAAGCTGCAGTCGACCGATCAGTTCAACCGTGAGTCGATGGCCGCCAAGGAACGACTCGAGATGATCAAGATCCAAGACGGCCGCGAGCGCTTCAATGCAGAAGCCGCTTTGAAGGTCCGCCAAGGCTCCGGCATTTGATCGTTGCACCCAGTATCACAATGCTGTATTATTCGCCCCGGGGAAGTGTCTCTTGCAGTTGCCTCCCTGTTTTCCTCAAGGTTGAACAAGTTCCGAGCGGGGCTGTCAGAAATGGCGGCTCCGCTTTTCTTTTGTCTGGAGACGAATGAGACCCGAAGACTTCCGCAGTGCCACATGGAAGCGGCTGTCGCAGTTGCTTGAGCAAAGGCTCGAGGAACTACGACAGCTCAATGATTCGCCCACGTACGACGCCATCAAGACGGCGCAGATCCGTGGGCAGATTGGCGAGCTAAAACGGATTCTGGCCCTTGCCGAAGAGGCGAGCGCCAGTCCCGCAGTCGACCCTGACGAACTGTCAGCGTTGGCGAACCCCGGTCAGCGATGACCAAAAAGTGAGACGACCCTAAATGAACCCCGCACAGGAAACTACGAACCCGAAAGACGAAGCACAGAAGATCTGGGACCAATTGGAAGCAGAGGACGCAGGACGCGCGCAGCCTGCCAACGATGAGCCAACTGACCCACCAGCAGATCTGACAGCCGAGGCCAACCCCGCCGCCGCAGCGCCCGCCGATTTTCCGGCCGACGCATCCAAGGGCAGCGAAGAGGTGGACCCACAAGGCAGTCAGGCCCTGATGGACAAGATCTCTGGACTTGAATCCATGCTTGGCCAAGTCACGCAACGTCTACGAAATGCCGAAGGTCACATCGGTGGACTGGGCAGCCAACTGAAGCAACAGCAACAGGTGGCAGCACAGGTCACTGCAAAGGGCGGCGACGCGCCAACTGCCGGAGAGATCCGTGCAGCGCAAGTCAACCCCGAGAAGATGGACGCTTTGAAACGCGACTATCCCGAGTTCGCGGACGCGATGGAGTCAGCGCTGAATGAGCGACTGAGTCTGCTCGAGCAACAGCTCAAGCAAGCACAGCAGCCCGTCCAGCAAGGCGCAGGCCCTGCCGAAATCGCACGTCTGAGAGCTGAGATGTCCGTCGAGATTCGGCACCCGGGTTGGCAGGATCGTGTGCAGACGCCCGAGTTTGTTGGCTGGCTGCAGCGACAACCACGCGAGGTGCAAATGCTTGCGGCGAGCGAAAGCCCGCAAGACGCAGTGCGCCTGCTGGACCTGCATTCACAGGCAGCAACCACGGCAACGTCACAAAGAACGCAGCGCCTGTCTGCTGCGGCGGCAATTCCTTCTGGCCGCTCTGGTGCGCAATCACGCGCCAAGGCTGTCGAGGATATGACGCCTCAGGAGTACTGGGCCTATCTGGACCAACTTGACAAGCAAAAGGCTTAATCATGCAAACCTACTCTCTCGTTCCTTCCCGGAACCTCATCATGGCCGAGCGCGAAATGCTCAAGCACGCCATGCCCATCAAAGTTCTGAGCACCTTCGGCACCCAGAAACAGATCCCCCAGAACAAGACTGACACCGTGGTGTTCCGTCGCGCTCTGCCGATCGACGCTGGCACCAACGGCGCTCCTTCGATCACCACCAGCAACTACCTGTTGCAAGAAGGTGTGACTCCCGGCTCGCGCACCATCACGTACCAAGACGTGCAGGTCACCCTGCAGCAGTACGGCGTGCTGATGAAGCTGTCGAGCAAAGCTGAAGCCATGTACGAGGATGACATCCCCGGCGACATGGTGAAGCTGGTCGGCGAGCACATGGCCTCCATCGAAGAGTTGATCTCTTACGGTGTGGTCCGTGGTGGCACCAACGTCGTGTACGCCAACGGCACCGCACGTACTTCGGTGAACACCGCCATCACCCTGAACAAGCTGCGTCAAGCCGCTCGTCAACTGGAGAGCGCACACGCTCAACTGGTGACCGAGAAGCTGGCCGCGTCCGTGAACTACGGCACCACTGCCGTGGAACCCGGCTACTTGGTGTTCATCCACACCGACATGGAAGCTGACTTCCGTAACCTGAGCGGCTTCGTTCCTGTTGCCCGCTACGGTTCGCAGAAGCCTGTGCATGAGCGCGAAGTTGGCAGCGTCGAGCGCTTCCGCATCGTGACCAGCCCCTACTTCAAGCCATTCCTCGTTGCAGGTGGCTCGATCACTTCTGGCACCTTCCTGTCCGCAGGCGGCACTTCCGGCACCACTGCCGACGTGTACCCCTGCATGGTGGTTGCTCAGGAGGCTTGGGGTCAGGTTGCACTGAAGGGCATGAACGCCATTCAGCCGATCTACTTGCCCGCAAAGCAGATCACTCACGCCAACCCCATGGGTCAATTCGGTTACGTCGGTGCCAACTTCTACAAGAATGCTGTGCGCCTGAACGAAAACTGGATGGTCCGTGTCGAGGCCGCCTGCTCGGCTCTGTGATGACCGGGGGCTTCGGCCCCCGTCTTCCCGAAACTCTTTTCAAGGATTTGAATCATGTCTGACAACCTCTCTATGAACTCCGGTGCCACGTTTGCTTTGGCATCTGCTGGTCTGGCTGAAGGCACCAACGCCAACACCATCAAGACCACTGCTGACATCACCTACACGATCGACGGCCGCTTCTACGCGAAGGCCACGACCGACAACATCGCCATCAGCTACACCGGTGCCTCCGTGTACCAAGCTGCTGCTGGTGGTGTGCAAGCCATCAACGGTGGCTTCACTGGTGGTGTGAACGGCTCCACTCGCCTGTACCTGTTGACGCTGGATGCCAGCGGTGCCGTCGGCATCGTTCCCGGCGCAATCGTCGACAGCGCTGAGCTGGCCGCTGGCCGCGTGGCCCTGCAGTTCCCTGACGCCCCCGCTGGCGTTTGCCCCTTCGGTGCCCTGCGCATCGCCCTGACTGCTGGCACCGCGTTCACTCCCGGTTCCACTGACCTGAGCGCCTCTGGCGTGACTGACACGTTCTACAACCTGATGGACGTGCCTGCCAATCCGCTGACTGCCTAAGTCGGCAAGGGGTCACCTTCGGGTGACCCCGCCCCCGTTTTAACTGGAGACCAAACCCCATGAGCACCACACCCAACAGCTACGAGCGCAAGCGCTCCCTCGCATCCGAGGACGTCAAGATCGAGAAGCAGGTCACCCCTGCATCCGAGGCTTCGGCGGCCGGCGGCCACGAGATCGACACCGACCGCGTCATCAGCACCGATGCCCTCGACAATGAGGCATTCATGCGCGACGAACTCGAGGTGTTCTTCAACGAGCCCAACAACGAGAACGAGGCGGCCTTCGTAGAGGTGAACGTCAATGGCGACTACCGAATGGTGATTCGCGGCAACTCAGCGATGCTGCGCCGGTATCACGTTGCTGTATTGGCCAACGCCAAGCAGTCGCGCGTGCGTCAACGCAAGATCGTCGCAGGTGACGGGTCCATGGGGTTCCAAGAAGAGAACGTGTTGGCTCTGACCTACCCGTTCCAAGTCATGCACGATCCCAACCCAAAGTTGGGCGTGCCATGGTTGCGCAAACTTCTCTCGAACCCGGTCTAAGATATGAACTTCTTGCAGCTCGCGCAAACCCTTCGCCAAGAGGCTGGTGCCTCTGGCAATGGACCGGCGGCCGTCACTGGCATCGTCGGTGAATCCAAACGCTTGGTTGACTGGATCAACCGGGCGTGGATTGAGATCCAAGGCATGCACGATGTCTGGGACTTCATGCGCGAGCCGTTCTCGTTCAACGTCCCGCAAGGCGACGGTCAGGTCACGCCTGCCCAAGCCGGGTTGTCCGGCTTCCGGTATTGGCATCGTGAGACTTTCCGCTGCCAGCGCACCGCCATCGGCATCGAGGACGAGCAGTGGCTGGTCGAGTGGGAGTACCAAACCTTCCGCAACACCTACCGGTTCAACTTGCAGCGCGAGCTGCAAGGCCGGCCCATGGTGTTCGCCATCTACCCCAACGGCAAGGACATCATGTTTGGACCCTTGCCTGACGCTGAGTACACCGTCGTCGGTGAGTACCAGCGCCTGCCAACACCGTTGGTCAACGCAGAAGACGAGCCGGACATTCCCGAGCATTTGCAGTACGCGATCGTCTACAAGGCGCTCGAGTACTACGGCTTCTACGAGTCCGCTGCTGAAGTGATCCAGCGCGCTCAGAAGCAGTTCGTGGCCATCAAGGCGCAGCTCGAGCGCGAGATGCTTGGCTCCGTTTATCTGGGCAACCCGCTGGCCTGAGTACCACCATGGCAAACCTACCCACCGTCAGCTACGAACTCATCCGTCTGTCCGGCGGTCTGGATCAGGTCACGCCTACGCTGTCTCTGGCCCCGGGCGTTGCTCGCCGGGCAGCGAACTTCGAGTGCGCTGTCAATGGCGGCTACACCCGCATCACTGGCTACGAGCGCTTTGACGGACGTCCAGCGCCATCGGCGGCCCTCTACAACGTCCTGTCCTGCACGTTTCTGTCCGCAGTGGCTGTGGGCGACACGATCCTTGGCTCCTCGAGCGCTGCATCGGGCAAGGTCATTGCGGTGACTGACGACTCCGTGGTGATCACTCGTGAGGTCGGAATCTTTCTGACCGGCGAGCAGTTCTCCGTGAGCGGCACGCCTGCGGCTGAGATCACTGCGGTGCTTGGCGTGGCATCCGACGGCCAGACCGACGCGACTTATCGCAGCCTTGCGGCCGATGACTATCGCGCCGACATCGGCGCTGTGCCCGGCTCCGGCCCGGTGCGAGGTGTCGCTTACTTCAACGGCAACCTCTACGCTTGGCGCGACAACGCAGGCGGCACACAGCTCGACCTGTACAAAAGCTCCAGCTCAGGCTGGACTCAGATCGAGTACTTTGGCGAGTTTGATTTTGACGTTGGCGTGCGAGAGATCTTCCCCGGCGACACGATCGTTGGTCACTTGAGCGGTGCCACCGCACTGGTCAAGGCGGTGATCGTGCAGACAGGAAGCTGGAGCACTGGCGACGCTGCGGGATACATTGTCTTCACCGACATGACTGGCACGCCAGTGGCCAATGAGCACGTCTACGTTGACGGCTCCAAGCACGCCGAGAGCGTCGGCACCTACGCGATGATCGAGCCGCTCCCCGGAGGCCGTGTTCAGGCTGTCGTGGCCAACTACGGCGGCGGCGCTCAGAACAAGAAGATCTTCTTCGTGGACGGCTTGAACCGATGCCACTCGTTTGATGGCGAGACAGTAGTGCCAATCCGCACGGGCATGGCCGCTGACGCGCCGTCGCACATTGCTTTTCACAAGCAGCACCTGTTCCTTGCGTTCGGTGCATCGCTGCAGTTCTCGGCCATCGCGAACCCGTACTCGTGGGACCCAGTCCTTGGTGCTGGCGAGATCGTGATGAACGAGAACATCACCAACTTGCTGACGCTGCCCGGCGACCAGACTTCTGGCGCTCTGGGTGTCTACACGCGCAACGATACGTCGGTGCTGTACGGCACCAGCGCCGAGTCGTTCCAGCTCTCGACGTTCAACTCTGGCACAGGGGCCATCCCTTACACCGCGCAGAACATGGACCAAGCCTACGTGCTCGACGACCGTGGTGTCGTGAGTCTGGGCACGTCGCTGAACTTCGGCAACTTCCTGCCTGCGTCGCTGACGATGAACCTGCGGCCGTTCCTGAGTGTTCGCAAGAACTTGGCATCGGCCAGCACGGTGAACCGCGACAAGGGCCAGTACCGCGTCTTCTTTTCAGACGGCTACAGCCTGTACCTGACGATCATGAACTCCAAGTACTTGGGTGCCATGCCTGTGCAGTATGCGCACCCAGTGCTGTGCTGCTTTGAGTCTGAGGACTCTGACGGGAACGCCACGGCCTACTTTGGCTCGAGCAATGGCTTTGTGTATCAGATGGACCGTGGGACCAGCTTTGACGGCCTTGAAATTCAGGCCGGCATCAACCTGATCTACAACTCGATCAAGAGCCCGCGTGTGCTCAAGCGCTATCGCAAGGCCAGCGTGGAGCTGACTGGCGACGCATGGGCCGAGTTCGCTTTTGGTTGTGACCTTGGATACCGCACGCAGCAACTTGACCAACCGGTCGACGCTGTCTACGAGAACGATCTCCGCTCTGCATTCTGGGACAGCTTCACGTGGGACCAGTTTGTCTGGGACGGTCAGGAGCTTTCGCCAAACGAGGTTGATGTCGCCGGCACAGCCGAGAACATCGCCATCCGCATTTCTTCTGTTTCCGCGATCCTCAAGCCGTTCACGGTCAACAGCATAATCGTTCACTACAGCACCCGGCGAGGGATTCGATAATGTCCAACAACTTCTACAACCACACCACGTACCCAACGCCAAACGCGCCGGGTTCTTCTGCTCAACTGCGCGCCGAGTTGGATCTCGTCGCGGCAGGCTTCAACAAGCTGCCGACGCTGACGGGCAACGCCTACAAGGTGGCCATGATCAACGCCGCTGGCACAGCGCTGGTGGCATCGTCGGCCCTTCAGGCGCTTGCCATCACTGCCTCGACGCTCGACAACACACCGATTGGCGCGACCACACGCGCGGCCGGCAACTTCACCACGCTGTCGGCCAACGGCGCGGCGAACCTTGGCACCTCAGTGACCATTGGTGGCGGCACGATCAACAACACACCGATTGGCGGCACCACCGCCTCGAGCGG